CGGAAACTAAGGTACTAATGGTGTCGCCGCTCTCTTCCGCCAGGAGACGAAGCTGCTTAATAGTTTCTGGCGGAAGAAGAAGCTCGACCCTATTCCTTCTATAGCCCATTAACAACCTGTCCTCACTACTATTTCAAAACCAGTAGCATGAAACGTTAATACAAGCAATGCTAATACTACAGCTGCGAACGTTAATTTAAAGGTCATTTTGGACCCCTCCTTTCCTCATGTACCCAATCCAAACGGGGTCAGTATCGCTTTTGCTTCGGCTTCCAACTAACCGCCAGCCATACCGCGTCATGTCTTTGCCTATCCCCATATCAGTCTCGTCAATCATCTTGGATTTAACGCCCCGCTTTATTTTGATGAAGGTACCAGGCCCGGACTCACGCTCGAACGCCTCTAGTGAGGCTCTGAACAAGCGGAAGCGGCTCTCCCACCTGCGGTCCCCATGATTCTCAATGCTTTGCCGCAACTCCTTATACGCAACTGAGGGTGTGTCTGGTATTATTGACGTCGAGATGGTTGTGTTTCGTAGCATAATCGTTTCCTTTCGTCTATAGTGGCCCTCAAAAAAATCTAACTAGTGACTTTTGAGAATTGGGGGCCACTCCCCTATTGTTTAGGCCTCTCTTAAGCCCCTGTTAATTATGTAGGTATCGGGGTCCTGGAGCGCCTTGCTCTGTCCGTCCAAGAATGCAGCTGTGAATTCCAAATATTCACCGATAGCGAGTTTGCAGATGCCAGATAAAGACACGCCCCGGTCCTCGGCTAAGATTTTGAGTGCGGCTATGCGGCGCTCGGGAAGATACACCTGGACTTGAGTTAATTTTTCCGCCATGTTGTTTTCCTTTCTCGTTTTAAATTAGAGCATCTTTTTAAAATGCCCCCACTTACTTTACTACTGCCTGCGGGTTGTGTCAACCCCTGGGCACTACACCCGCGACTTATTAAGTCAATTCAGTGTCTTCACGGCCCTCAGTGGGGGAGACCGAAATACTTGGGGGTCTCACGAGGCAGCAAAAAATAGACGCTAGCCCCAGACCAAAAGTAGTCAAACCGAATACCACCCACCATAAGCCCATCAGCTAACCTCCTGGCCCTCGGGTATCTCAGGTTCATTCTCATCCGGAATTTCCCTAACCGGGAGACCCTGTAATTTTCTCTGGGCTCCAACCATTAGCCCTCTAGCTCGGCTGGCCTCATCGGGCTCCCAGGGAAGGTGTCTGCTTACACAATTACACTCAATGTGCCCGCTACGTTCTTGCTCCCCATAGCAGGCGCCCTCCTCAAGGGGTTCTATTGACGTATAACAAAGCTTGTTAGCGCTATACACGTAATTCAACGGGTCCGGAACCGCCGCAGAATCGGCGGCAAGTATTTGCTCTAAACTGTAGTCATCATGAACCATTATCATCATCCTCCTCAGTGCATTTGCATTGGGCCCCCTCATCCGCGGCTCGACACTCACAAGGCCCGTCAGCACAATAAATATCAACATCATAAATAGAGTTTTTATCGTCCATGCTTTTTACTCCTAACTGCTCTAGTACTTTTCTGTCATACAAGGTAAGAGGATGAGGGCTATGGTTTCGCCTACAGTACTTAGAAGCCTCTTCTATCGCCCTGTTCATCCCTCGCGTCCACATTATACGTGAATGCCAGGAGTTCGAAAACTGCCTGGCTCCAACTCACCAACAGCAGCGGCGAAGTAATAAAACACGTCAGTATTTGATTCGTAGGAAAGTTTAAGGATGCGCTCCTTAAGGCGCCGCGCCCTCGTAATTCCTATTTTGCAAGTATCACCATACTCAATATGCTTATGTTCTGGACGCATCACGTAAATCACCTCGGTCTTGTCATCACCAGTCCATTCCTTCAGTTCCTCACCATTTTTGTACAACAACCTATCTTCATTAAAGTACTCAGCTAAAAAGTCCTGGGCTTCCTGTGCGCTAACCTTGAACCACTCTTTAAACCCAAGTCTTGAGATGCTTTTCGACTTTTTGGTGTGATTACAAGAAAGCCGGCACTTTTCGAAGTGTTGGTGCGCTGCTCTTTCATACAGCTTAGCCGATAATAAACTACCTTCAGCTTTAAGTAGGTTTAATTCGTAGCTTACTACCCCGACTTTCACAGCGCGCTCGGCTTCTTCCTTTGTCTTAAATTCCCTCCTTGAATAACGCCGCCGCCCGCTAGCGGTATATGAATCCTTTATTGGCGATTGCGCTAACCAAGGCTTTTCCCTTTTCTTATCGTAATAAACGCCTTCCGGAAAGTCCCTTTTCGTCTGCTTGGGTTTGCTTCGGAGTTCAGCCTCCATCTCGCCGCTTTCCACTTTGGCCACCAGCTCCCTCAAGGCAGCTTGGGCCTCCTCCTTAGTGGGAAGCCCTTTGCTTTTATACCTTTTTTCACCATCTAACAGGACACCTACTACGGCGGTCCAATTATTGGAATAGTCCGTTTTGCTCTTAACGCTTTTCTCGACAATTTTGGTTTTCGATGGCGTTGGTTCGGCTTCTAACGGAAAAAGGGGAGTCATGTCATCCATATACCGAAGCCCTTAGCTGATTAACGTGCGGCCCACACTATGGTGATAACGAAGGGCCAACGCAGCTGTAGCGGTCTTCCCACGAGGAAATCCCCGAGTCATGCTGCCCGCTTGCGTGTACCACGCTGAATGGAAAAGTATTTCAGCTACTCTATCAGCATCCTTATTCAAAATGGCTTCATCTAAAACCCGGCTGATTTCTGCGTCTTCCCTAAGGTTCTTTTCGGCTTGTTCGAAAGTGACTAACTTTTCGGCTGCTTTCTTTTCGTAGAACATTTGTTGCCTCCTTTTTTCTTTCTTATTGGTAATATAGCATACTGCCCACGACTTGTAAAGGGGGCATGCGCAACGCTTTTATAAAATGTTTGTGAAAAATGATTAAGCGGATATAGAGGCTTTACTATTGATGCATGACGCAGTTTTGGTGTTTCCATCTGATTCCTTAATGTCCAAGTTTTGGCTAATCAATTTGAATATCACCTCAGATGCCACTGGTACGGGTAAAGCATTTCCTGCTTGTTTTCTTAAGTCAGAATAGCTGCCAACGATTTTATGTTTTAACGGGAAACCTTGTAGGGATAACATTTCTCGTTCAGTAAGTCTGCGTTCACCATTAACAAGTAAATAATTGTATGATGCTCCGGCTCTAAGAGCGCAACTGAATTCATATGCGCTAATGTTTCCATTTTTATTTTCGTGCCAAATAGTAGGTCTTGCGTGCGCTAATTGTTCACGTTTAACAAGTTTTTGTCTTCTATTCCTAATGTGTTGAGAAGCGAAATATTTTTGCTCAACGTCTTTTTCTAAAAGATTTGATAAAGATACGCTTTTGATGTGTTTGAGGTCGAAATCAAAATCAAACACAAGTTTAGAAAGTGCTCCTACAATAAACACTCTTTCTCTTTTTTGTGGTAGCCCAAAATCCAACGCATTAAGCACTTTGTATTGAACATCATAACCAATATCTCTACACGTTTTGATAATTGTTGCGAGTGTTCTTCCTTGGTCGTGTCCAACAAGTTGCTTTACATTTTCTAAAACAAAAAACTTAGGTTGTTTGGCTTTAAGTATACGAGCGACATCAAAAAATAAGGTTCCACGTGTATCTGCAAAACCTTGCATCTCGCCAATAATACTGAATGCTTGACACGGAAACCCTGCCAACAAAATATCGTGCTCGGGGACTTGGTGGGCGTCGAAAGTGGTTATGTCACCAACTGGCTCTATACCAAAATTTTGTTTGTAAGATGCCCTGCACCGTTCATCAATATCAGAAGCAAACACGCAAGAGCTAGGCAGGTTAAGGCTTTCCGTAGCGGCTTTCAAAGCATAATGAAAGCCGCCAATACCGGAGAATAAATCTACAAACTTCAAACCTCACACCCCCAACGACTTGGCAACAGTTCCCATGCAATGCAAGTGAACCAATGCAAAAGCGGCCCCTCCATCCGGCAAGATTCGAAGCCGCTTCAACACTCTCTCCACCAAGAGAAAGGTAATTAATGACAAATGACTATAAACCATGAAAAGTAAGTAGTCAAGCTAAACAAAACAAAAACGGCCCCCTCCGGACAGAGCCGAGGCCGTTTCTGCACGCCCGTAGTCAACGGGCCCAAAGGAGGCTTCAAAAGAAGCGCACCCACAATACCACAAATTAAATTATGGTATAAACAAAGACCTGGCCATCATAGTGACCAGGTCCGGGGGTGCCACCCCAACAATATGAGGAGTCGAGAAACATGATAACACAACCCAACTACACCCAATGCCCAAATCGTATCTTGGATAACATAAAAGAATTCACGCCAGCCGAATTCTGCTGCCTCATGTATTTAGCAAGAGTCACACTAGGCTGGCACAAGCAAACAATAACAGTAGGAACCAGAACCATAGCCCAAGCGGTCGGCATGACACACCAACACATAAGCACCCAACTTAAAAACCTAGAAGCAAAAGGATGGATAACCAAAAAACCCAGCACCAACCCCCAAAAAGCACCAACCTACACACTAAACATCCTGGCAACTGGAGACGACACGGAAGAAGGGGGGGTGTCAACCACAGTTGCCACGGGACGCGAATCAGTGTCAACCACAGTTGCCACTCTTAAAGAAAATAAAAGCTTAAATAAAAAACATATGGGGAATTTAGAGAAAACACAACCAAAACCAAAAAGCAAAAGCCCCAAGAATGAGAAGAACATGAGAGCAAAACCCAAGAACACAAGCCCCAAAGAACAATTTGAAGATATTGACCTACCTTCAGGTGTGTCTAGGGAGCTCTGGATTTCCTTCCTTTCTCATAGGCGGGAGCTCCGTAAAGGGGTTACGAAACAATCATGCAAGCGGCTTGTGGCTAAGCTTTTTGCGGCCGGCCCGCGAGCTAATGAGTTGCTTTCTAAGGCTTTGGAGAATGGCTGGATTGGTTTGGATGTGAGTTGGTTGCGCTCGCCGTCTTCTCGTTCGTCTCAGGAGCTGGAGGGGGGAGACAGGGCTAACCGGAATCACCCGGATTGGAGGCCAGTTAGAGGGCAACGCGTAGAATTCAAAGAAAGGACGGAGGAGGCATTGCAAAATACCCAGCGCAACGAATTGGAACAGAGGGCTAGGGAGTTGATGCAACGACTCGCGGTGAACAATGGGTAGAAAGCTCACTAAACAACAAGCCCAACTGAGGGTCTTACTTAAGGACGTTATATTGAATTATCATCCACAATTAGCTGAAGCAATAATTAGGCGTGATGAGCGCCTCATCATCGATGACGAGTACTTCAGCGTCAGCATTAAGGCAGACGATGGCACCCACTAGAGGGCTTACACTCGCGGCCTGTAGGGTACAATAAGCTCTAGTGACCAACAAGACGGCGGCCAGTCTCTACGTGGAAGAGTTGTTATCAAGCATGCATTTTACTTGGGTAGCCGAATTCAGCTTTGCCAAGAGCTTAAAAAGGCGATGGCGCTTTGACTACTGTATCCCCAACGAACCCTGGAAAATCGGTATTGAAATCGAGGGTGGAACCTGGAGAAAGTCGCGCCACACGACTGGTAAGGGCTTCCGGGCAGATATCGAGAAGTACAATACGGCCGTGGTTCATTATGGCTACAGGGTGCTCCGTTATACCCCAGACCAAATATTGAGCGGCGCACTAGAGGCAGACCTAAAAGAATTATGCAAAAAGGAATAACGTTGAACAAACGTTACACAAGGCATGAATAGGAACTCTAGGCGGTTAGGAGCGGAACTACTATTAACAGAATTATGGTTCATTGCTAACGGCACATCACGCTGGCATCATCATCATAATTCTCGTCCTACACGCACTTCCTCAGGTAAAGGGTCAGACGAATCACCAGCCACAATAGACATCTCGGTCGAAGCAGACGAACCACTCGGAATCACTGCGCATACGTTGCGCCTCTCGAGACAAGCTTATATTGACGTGGTGGAAAACGAGCTAATAGACGTAGAACGCCGAGAGTTATCATTCTGGTTTTTGGAGAGCATGACGAAAGATGCCCGCGTTCTGAGGCGTCCCTACCCCATATACCAAAGGAAGGGCAACGCTGCGGGCTACCAGCTGAACCTAAACAAACGTCCATCTAGGCCTTTGCTGTCATCAAGCCGAAAAATTATTGATGTAGCTGTTGTGCTGTAGATGCTACATTCTTAGGTGGTCCCGGGTTTCCTTCCTTTCCCCGGGACCACCCTTGACATTTCGCGTGTTTTGTGTTATTAAGCCTTAGGTTGGACGTTATTCACTCATTAACGTATAATGGCTAAGGGCGTTAATCCAAAGGCCCAGCGCTGCCCCTGTCTCAAGCACGCAAGCGCTGGCCTCTGCGCCCTGTGAGCTGGTTGGAATGCCCCCGTGGTTTGGAAGAGCACGGGGGCTACTCTTATGATAGGAGTAGGGACTGATGACCCAAAAAACAAGACGAGCTAGGCCCATGACGCCAAAGAAAGTGGCGGATGCATTGCGTAGTAGTAATGGCATGGTAGCAGCGGCAGCTAGACAGCTTGGCTGCGACCGCAAGGTCATTTATAGGTATTTAGAAGAACACCCGACAGTGCGGGAGGCACGCGAGGAGGCAGCCGACTACGGTCTGGACGTGGCCCAGAACAAACTTCGTGAGGCCGTTGAGGAAGGTCAACCCTGGGCGATACAGCTGACATTACGCACTTTAGGAAGAGGCCGAGGCTTCGTAGAGCGGCAGGAGCACGCCATACAAGGTGACGTGCGGACCGATATTCATATCAACATGGTTGAATGACGCTAGAGACGCGAACGGCGGAACTCAAATTCCAGCCACTGCCCGCCCAAAAAGGGTTTATCAACTCTCAATCTAGGATTAGTGCTTATATCGGCGGGCTGGGTAGCGGGAAGACGTTTGCATCAATTATCAAGGCATTCAGTCAACCCAGGGGAAGCCTGGGGTTACTGGTGGAGCCGACTTATCCAATGGTTCGAGATATTTTAGTGGAGACTTTGACTAAACACTTTAGGCCCTTCATAGCGGATTTCAATAAAAGCGAGATGGTCATACGTTTAATTAACGACACCAGAATTTGGTTGAGGTCAGCTGATAACCCGGAGAGGCTGAGGGGTGTGAACGTGAACTGGGCGGGATTGGACGAAGCGGGGTTAATGAATGAGGATGCTTACCGGGTTACATTAGGTCGTTTACGGCTCGCGCCCGGCCAATTGTGGATTACTACAACGCCCAAACGGTCCCAATGGCTTCGGGAGCTAGTGGAAGGGGACGACGTCGAAACCTTCAGGGCTTCAACGTTCGATAATCCTCATTTACCGAAGGAGTACATTGATAGCCTAAATCAGGCTTACAGTGGCGCCTTTAAAGAGCAAGAGCTCTACGGACGCTTTATCGACAGTGGAGGTCAGGTGTTTGGCCCTCCGACGTTTTACAGTCCGGGGGAGGAGCAACAAGGGGTTGGCAAAATGGGAACGGGCGTTGATTTTGCGTACACTGAGAACGGTGGAGATAGTACGGTTTTTATAGGTGGCGTTCTTGGTTCTAATGGAGTTGTTTATGTTACGAAGTATTATTCAGCGAAGCAAAAGATTGAGCAGTGGAGTCCAGTATTGACTACGTTCCCGAAGCCTGTCTATGGGCGTTTGGGAGGCACTGAGGCTGCTACGAAAGCTTATATAGAGAATAGTGTGGGAGTACGGATTAACGATTGTTTGCGTTCGTCAGGAGATAAGAATTTCACGGGTAAGTTTTACGCTTCTCAGCCGGCCGCTGCGGATTGGAATAGTGGCATGATACAAATTCCATTTGGCCTACCCTGGAGCGGTAAGCTTGCGGAGAATTTGAGTCATTTTGTAGGGGAACCAGGCATGAACGAGGCTGATGACGATGTTGATAGTTTAGCGTCACTTCATTACAGCCTTAAAGGTAACGTGAGCACTAGTCGACAAGCCTTGCAACAAGCGATGGGGCTTTAGGGGAGTTGTTTTATGGGTATAGCACTTGAACAATTACGAGAGTTACAACTCAGGGCGGCTCGTGGTCGTATTGACACGGCGGACGAGGCGCTAGACATCGCAGCTGGTGTTTGGCGGCCTAACAGTGGGGAGTTAATGCCTGCGGCTCGTAACGCCACTAGGGCTGAGGCTTGGAATCGGGCTTTGAATCAGTGCCAGTCAGTCGGTCCACAGATTTTGGAGAAAAAGATACCTAGTATCATCGGAACCATCGCGGTTGATACTGAAGACAGTCAAGAGATGCTCCACACTATTGATTTGCGGAGTTTATCCAGAAGGTTACTCGAAACGTACCTCTCAATCGGCATCATGGCTTGCGTGGCTCACGATACAGAGGAAGGCACTCAGACCATCACTCGATTAGGCGGCGTTATCGAGCCCATCACGCAGGACGATAACAAGGATAACGTAATTGGGCTTTATCGCACTTGGCAAGAGGTCCCCCATTCGTTCATTCCGTCAAATCCAGACAGCCGGAGTGATTTTGATGATGGTGACAGCCGCAACATCATCATGGATGACGCTGGCTCTTGGGCTGTGGAGGTATGGGACTGGTCTGATGACACCACGGGTGGTTTTTCTAAACGCACTCTGTGGAGGGGCTTGGATGACCCTACTGACCTCCAAAAAAACCCAGTCAGCATTGATGAGAACACTTCCAGACCTCGCTTTAGGGTCAGGAGTTGGACTACAGACGGCTTGGCTATCGGGGAGATAGAGAGAGCCCTGCCCACCATTAAAGCTCTTTGGGCTACGGACGCAAGGCTCATCCTGGCTGAGGAATTAGCTGGATATCCAATGCTGTTGGCGTTGGGTGGCGTTGATGTTGACGGTGAATCGAAATCAAGAGCGGTTGTTGGTCCTGGGGAAGTTTGGACAGGCACTAAGGACGCAACCGTGGACTGGTTAGAGCCCGGCAACCTGAAGGAATTGAGGGAAGAGAGGGCCATGAGGGCGGAGCGCGTCCGGATGGACGTTAACCTACCGGGTGGTTTTCTTGGTACGGCCACACCAAGCGGAGAGGCGCTGAAAGAAGCGAATTTAAGCGCCCAGCTTTCTAACCAAGGTTACGCTCGTGACTTATCGGAGTTATTGACCGAGGTCACTACGGACTTAGCTAACATAGCGGGTACAGAAATTGGCGCTGTCAGTGTTACTCCGTTTAAACAGAAGGACTACTTGAGTGAGGTTGATACCGCCATTAAGCTTTTTCAGGAGGGGATTGTGCCTCTGAGCGTCACGGTGAACAAGGTCAAGGACTTATACCCAACATGGAGCGATGATGACGTTACGGAGTGGATAAGTAGCCAAAGTCAAATTATTGACCCTGATACGTTCCTAACTAGCGGATAATGCTGCTCAGTAGGCTAGCGCGTCTATTGCGGAGGGCGTTCAACCGCATTTTACCGAGGGCGAGAGCCCTAGATGACCCAACAACGAGGCAGGTGGAGGAGTTACTCAGTCGGTCTTATTTGGAGGGCCAAAGAGCAGGGCGTTTGTTCCATGCTCATTCCTTGGGCCTTCCTAAGGAGGTTAATCGTGCGCAATTGAGGAGTATTAGAATTAGGGCGCGAGAGCATGCGCTGGCTTTCAGTAGTCAACTCACTACGAGCATTAAAGCTGGGAAGGTTAGTCGAATACAGGCGCAAAACATAAGCGGCGTAAGCGCTAGATTGGGCGTCTGGCACGGTCAGGATGACGCGGCGAGTGACTCAGCCGCAGAAGCCGGAGCACCTTGGAAACGATGGATAAGAGTGTTCCCCCGTAAAGTGCATCGGGATTACCATGACGCTCTCGAGGGAATGGCGTTACCAGAGAAAGAGCTATTCGTCTTACCTGGCGGCCCGAACGCTGGTGCGGCCGTGTACGGCCCTAGGGACTGGGACCGTGCTCAGGCTGGCGAGTGGGCTAATTGTGGCCACGCGCTACAGTACTTGAGGCAGGTTTCCGCTAATGACTTTGAGTTCAAGCGGTTCCAACGTAATTAGGTTAGGAGTCACGTTAAATCTATTAATAGCGTGACTGGTGAGGGGTTAATATTTTGCCCCTTTTATTTTGGTGCTTGAGGGCACCGAGAGGGTGTGGACAATGAGCGAAGACAAAGCGAAGGTTGTCGATGCAGCCGAAGCGCCACCGCCTGAAGTTGGACAGGTTCCAGCTGAAGGCCAGGACCAACAGCAGTCGTTTCCGTTGGATTACGTAAAACGACTACGCGAGGAAGCCAAGAAACACAGGCTGAAAGCGGAGCAGTTGGAATCAGACCAAAAAGCGGCACAGGAAGAGTTACGACTACAACAAATGACCGAGCAGGAACGCCTCACGGCAAAAATAACGGGCCTCGAAGCTGAGCTTAGTGCTAGTAGAGCCGAGACCGTTAAGGCTAACGTTGTCGCCCGTTTGACGGGGGAAGTGGCGGACGCTGACGCTGCCGTTAGGCTCATTGGTGATAGTGGCGCTGACTTCATGAACGAAGAGGGCGTCATTGACCCGGTCAAAGTTGTTGAAAAGTGGCCTTTCTTAAAGCCTACAGACACTAAGCCCGCACCAATTAACGTGACTAATCCGGGTGGCTCCGTTGCTGACGATGGACAAAGCCCATTGAGCAGGGAGTCTTTCCGGAAGGCACTCGAGGCCGTTGGTCCCGAGGGTTCAGCTGCTCGCGTTGCTTGGGTGAGGCGCAATTCACACCGACTACAAGACTAGTCGGAGAAAGAGGCAAGTAAATGGCTTACCCTAATGATTTCATTCCAGAGGTATGGTCCGCACGTCTTCTAGACACGCTCGATAAAAGCCTGGTGCTTGGTCAGTTGGCCAACCGGGATTACGAGAGCGCCGTACAAGGACAAGGCGACACCATCCACGCACAGAAGTTCGGCAACGTCACAGCTGGCGCTTACTCCGGTAGCGTGACGTACGCGGCTGAAAGCTCCAGCACCGTTAGTATCTCCCTTAATCAGGATTACTACGGCGCCGTGTCCTTGGATGACAAAAACGTCCTTCAGGGTCAAACTGGTGTTGACCAAATTAATGGTTTCGCAGACCGTATCGCTTACGGTTTGGCTGACCAAATTGACCAGGGCGTGGCGGGACTTTATACGTCCAGCACGTTAACTGATATAGCTTGGGATGTTGGTACTACTGACCCTTGGGACGGAGTACTGACTACAGCTGCGGAGCAATTAAACGCTGCTAACGTGCCCCAGCAAGGCAGATGGCTGGTGGTCCGCCCGAAAGGCATGACTGCATTACTCGAGTCAGCAGACTTCCAGAGAGCAACTGAAATGGGCGACAACGCAATGGCTAACGGCATTGTTGGTCGCGCAGCTGGTTTCGACGTGTACATCTCGAACAACTTGGTTAACATCAGCTCGAACAACTACGCGTACATGTATGGGCACAGCATGGGCATCAGCCTTGCGGTTCAGCAAGCGCCAACCATTGAACTAGTCCGTCGTGACGCAGCGTTCGAAACTGGCGTTAGAGCCAGGGTTGTTTACGGTGTGGCTGCCACTCAGCCTACCGCCTTCGGCGAAATTACCGCCGACGAGTCTTAAGGATTTAATTAATAGAAAGGTGAGGTTTTATGCCAACCATTAAGGATACGACTGGAAACATGCCGCTAGAGCACATCACTAGGTTTGTGATGGGTAACGCCGAGCGCGTTATTAACGGCGAAGTGATAACTCAGCGTGCAGTTGTCCCGAACCCACGCTATGAAGCCGTGAAAGACGGCGAAAGCACGTTACAAGAGGGGGCTAGCGTTTGGGTGCTAGAGTCCGAATTGGACGTCGTGTATCACGCTGAGTCTATGCAGCACCGTGCCGTGCCTGGAGACGGTCCTAAGCGCCATTATTCTATCGATTCCCACAATTGGCCTCAAGGCACAGTTAATGGGGAGGCGGGTCCTGTAGACCACTACGTCTTGCAGGAGGGTAAGTGGGAGATGGTTGGTGGTAAGCCCGTTAGGATTCGGGCTAAACCTGTGAAACCTAAATCCTCGAAGAAATCCACCAAGAAAAAGGCGGATGACGACGGGGATTTAACACCTTTTTAAATAGATTGGGGGGTCCTTAGTGGCCAGAACGTACAACACGACTCACTTAGCCTACAACCCTAATACGAGCAATGCCGCTCATCGGCCTCTCTTTGCCCTAGCGTACGTGCGTTTTCTGTTGGAAGACAAGCCGGACGCAGCATCTAATTATCCGTCTCAAAGCCTCCAGGACGAAGAAATTAACGTTTTTCTGGAGGGAACACGGGTTCAGGATAAGGCCAGCGAAGGTGGGGATGACACGTACTATTATTTTCCCCACCGAGCCGCAGCGAGAATTATTCGGTCGCGCCCTTCATACGCTGATAGTTACGGCTTTAGTGGCTACCGTCAGACGAACAGGAACGCTTCCGAAATAGCGAACGCTATCATTTCTGCTAACCGTTGGATTGACGAAAAAATAAGGTCGACCACTAACGATAGGGTTGGTTCGTTGAGCGTGGAGGTCGTCCTATGATGCCCATCCCACCAACTCAGCGGCGCACTGTAGCGGCTGTTCGAACTAAGAGCCGCACTACGGATGGTCAGGGCGGTTGGACTTATACGATGTCAACCGTAAAAACCGTTTCGGGTTTACTCAATTCACGTAGAGCGTGGCAGGGGTTAGTTGCGGGCCAGGAGCAAGCTAGAGCGACCCATACTTTTGTTACGGAGTATGACACTCTAGTCCAATCGAAGCTGTCTTCTGGGCTCGCTGACGCGGTCCTAGTGATAGACCCGGGCGGTCAGGATAGGCAGTTCAGCATCAGCGGCGTGGGTAATCCGGGGGAAATGAACGTGCTCCTAGAAATCGACTGCATGGAGTCCAGGGTAGCGACGGAATAACGTGGCCCGCATTAAGGCGACCGTTAAGGGTAACCTAAATTTCCTGGTTGATGTCAAGAGGACCACGGCCGAAGTTTTGGCCCGCACCGTTGACATGCTCGGCGAGCGCACGGCAACCAGAGCTAGGAGTGGGGCACCACGTGGAGCAACTCGCGAACTAGCGGGAAGCATCACGTACAGGGGGAAACCCCAACGCGATGGATACGCAGGCGAAATAAGGATAGGAGTTGATTACTCTCCTTTCGTCCTCTTTGGCACTAAATCCAAAGGGCTATCCTCACCTCACCACCCATTAGCTCGGGATTACATGCGGGAAACTGGGTATGTCCACCGACCTGGACCCGGAAAACTGCCGCCTTTAGATTCGATATCTGCGTGGTGTCGAGCGAAGGGCATCCCTGAGGAGGCAGTGTTTCCCATAGCGCTCCAGATAAGCCGCGTAGGTATCGCTGCTAACGATTTCTTTTTTCCACATGTAGCAACGGCTCGGAGAGACTTAGTGCCTGAAGGCATTAAGGCCTTACGCCGAGCATTAAGGAGGCAGTGATGGCCGTACGTTCAGAAAACAGCTTAAACAGCGTTCAAGCCGCTATATTCGCGGCGTTGAATGGAAACGTTACGTGGGACTCTAGTAACGTCCCTGTGTATGACCTAGCGCCCCCTGGTACCGCTTATCCGTATGTACTCATCGGGGATGACGTTGATATCCCGTTTGATAGCCATTCAACACCTGGCACTAGTACTGACCTCACTATTGACGTGTGGACAAAATCAGAAGGACGGAAGGACTGCAAGGGCATAGCTCGCGCGGTTGACGTCCTAATCGATAGGGTGGGAGACCCGCCCAGTTTTAGCGTCACCGGCTATTCAACCGTGATTCTCAGGCGTTTGGAGACGCGAACCCTTAGGGATGAAAGTCCCGAGGGGAACGTGCTTCATCGCGCTATTACTCGATATAACTTGATGCTTAATGAAACTTAATTTAACTTAATAGAAAGCGAGGAAACAAAATTATGGGACAATTTGCTAATGGCATTATAGTCGGATACGACTTCTCCAAAATCGTTTCTGCCACACCTACCTACGTAACCTTAGGCGAGCTTACTGATTTGAGTGGACCGAACCCGGTTATTGATGCCCTGGAGACCACAGCTCACGGAACCACGAGTCGTACTCATGTGCCAGGTATGTACGATGGCGGTGATGTTACGCTTACCTGTAGGGCAGAGGCGGACGATGATACTCAGCTAAACTTCTGGAAAATAACTAACCTCAGAAAAATCCATGCTTTCCGGATTCAATTACCGTTCAAATCCGCTTCCACGACCAAATTCGCGATAGAATTCGACGGACTCACGACTGGCAGTTCTTTGTCAGGGCCGTTTGATGGTCTTTTAGATATGACTCTGACCGTCAAAGTATCGGGCAACTTCACAATAACCGACGAGGCCTAAGCTAGTCTTTTGGTGCGCTGGTCACGCTGGCGCACCTATTTTTTAGAAAGGGTGAGGAATTATGGCAGTAGGCAACATCAAACTCAACGATAGAGACGTAGATTTGGTCTTCAACTTCTGGGTCATGACTCAATTTAAGAGAGCCACGGGAATTGGAAGCATGGATAGACTCCAGGAGGTCCTAACGGACGTTGAGCATCTACCCCTCTTGCTCTGGCATATGGCTGGCGGAGGTAAAGCAGAGAAGGCAGGGGAAAATCCGCCTGTCGCGTGGTGGGCGCAAAATATCGACTTTACGAATTATGAAAGCGTCCTAGACACGGTCACAGAAATCTGCCTGGGAAACTTGGAGGCCTCCCCACCAGAGGAGGAACCCAAGAAGAAGACGAAGGAAGTGGCGAACCCCTAGAACTAGAAGAGATGTTCGGGATGTGGGTGGCTGAGTTTGGACAATCGCCCGCCTCGTTCTGGCTGGCTGACGTGTCGGAATTCCAGGCTATATATACGGCCTGGACCGAGCGGTATAAGCGGGATTTCTTTTTCTCGGGGAGCTTGATAGCTGCTCTGTATAACGTAAACTCAAAACGAGGCAGCACAACCCTTCAGGCCAAAGATATATACCCATTCCTGGAGGACAAAAAGAAGCCCAAGGAAGCGAAGAGCACGAGTGCTCTGGCCGCCAAATTGCGCGGTATCGCTGCGGCACGAGAGGAGTCTAGCTAATGTCAGAAAAAATCAGCGTCAAACTAGAGGCCCTCACTCAGGACTTTAACCGCAAGATGGACGCCTCGACCAAGGTCGTCAATAAGGTAGCGAATAACACGAAAGAGCTATCAAGGAATGTTGTTATAGCGGGCAATTCGCTGAACGCCATGAAAACGCCTCTAGCGGGCGCTGGGCAAAAGTTGGCCAGCTTCAAGAACGTCTTGATACTCGCTAACATTCAGTTAGTAAAAATGGCCGCCGTTATGGTTACTCAGGGCGTAAAAGCCATGGATAGCCTGGTCAAAAGCTCCTTCGCTGCTACTAACGCCACTAAGCTCTTCAACAGAGAGTTAGAAGTGGGTGGCCATGGCCTCAAAGCGGGTCAAGACCTGGTACAACGATTATCTGAAAAGTTTAATGTTCATTCAAGCGTAGTAGAAGACGCTGCTACGCAATTGCTTAGGTACGGAGCGGACATAAACGCCGTAGAGGGCTTGCTTACAGCTGCCGGGGCGTCTAGCCTTGCGTTCGGACGCGACGTGGCCTCAGGCTTCTCTAACGTCGCTCAGGCCGTTATGTCAGAACAGTCTCAGATGCTGAATTCAATAGGCATCGCTTCGAACCTAAGTAAAGCTTACCGCGACAAAGCCAAAGCACTTGGAGTGACGGTAGACCAGTTAACTAACGCCCAGAAAGCAACCGCAGCTATGACCATGACCATGACTGAGTCAGCTGGCGAAATAGAGGCGGTTCCGGTACTCATGGAGGGATACGGTGGAGCTAGCACGCGGCTCGCCGAAGCGTTTACCCAGATGAAGATTTCGGTCGGCGCTAGTCTAGAGAGCACCATAACCGGCATGATTAATTTTGCTACCAGAATAATCGAGAAAGTGACGCTAGTTGCTGACGCGGTGGGCGACATTAAAACCGCTTTTCAAGATTTACTAGATAGCCCTTGGTTGACTTGGGCTAAGCCTTTGTTTAGCATGCTCGCTAACGTAGGCAACGCAATAGGTAAGCTCCTTGGGTTGGCGGGCTGGGATGCTTTCGAGAAAAGCCACCGCAACGCCATCGAAGCGGCGCAAAACGCCCCCGCTCGAGAAGCACGGGCGCTTTCAAACAAAATTGACTTTGGGCCCCTCTCCTTTGGCTCTAATGTTCGAGCCACGGGGAGCATGGAGCTAGCCAGGAGCAGGCAAAATCTAGGGAACGAATTAATGCGCGCATACGAAGCGTCCACTGACCCGAGGAACAAGACCACCGGGTCGCAGCGGGCACTTCTCGACCAATTAACCGTAATTAGAAGTGTCCTGGTTAAAGACATGCAGGACACCATAGCCAGATATGAGGACGACCTTAGCCCTAAGGAAGAAGGCAGGTTTGCTAAGCAAGTTGAGGAATCGGAAAAGTTAATAAATGCGCTTGATGACCTAGAGCGACAAGTAAAAACCAACATAACTGTCATAGAGCTTAACGCCCTTGAAACGGCAAAGCTGACCACCGTAATCGACGAAGGCGCTGGCGAAGAGGGAGGCGGCCCACTCGTCCGAGGAACCCCGCCTCCGGGCCAGGAGAGGCATCCCTTCGTTTTTGCTCGGGACCGGTGGGCCTCACCATTTAGCCACCCCGCTACTCCCCGCGCAGGCTTAAGCATGGAGTACGAAAGCCAGCGGAGGGGCGGATGGGGCGCCAACACGGGGCTAGGAGCGGTAGGAGGCCTTCCGCCTAGAAGGAGCTCGTCACAAATGGCGAGAGACAAGGCTGAAGTTAAACTTGCAATGAGTGCAGACCATTTAGCTGAGGAAGTTGCCGATTTCAAGGATGCCAGGGCAGCACTAGCCGCAGAGCGTGCGGGCCAGCTTAAAGAAGCTCAGCATGCTGCTGGGATAACCAAGCTGGGGGAAGACGCCGCAGACGCGGTTATGCATTTGGCGAACCTGGCGCGAGCCCCGATACTTTTGCGCGCGACAGGGCGCGGGGATATAGCGATTGGGGAGCAGAAGGAAGCTCGGAAACAGATTTTAGGGGCGGCCACACCGTCGAGCATGGTTGGCATAGCGACAAGCAACGAGCATATCGCCAAACTCGCGGAGGAAGCCCTTACCGCGCAGAAAGCGGCCGCAATAGCGTTCGAAGACTCAATGCGCCAGTGGGAAACGATGGGTTCCAAAATGACGGAGGCGGAAGAGGCTGCGGCTAACACGCGGGTGGACATTGCTACTGCTAAGCTGCAAGAAGAAGTTTTGTTTAAGGAGCAACGGCAGCGAGAGGCGCTTGCCCTGACGCTGGAGCAAAGCAATATAGCCCAAATGGGTTACACGATGGCTCTGGGTGGTTTCGGTAGTACGGTTCAGCAAGCAACGCAAGCACTTAAAGCGCTTAACGAGGAATTCGGAGAGCCAGAAACTGACGAAGAGGGGACAAGGGAAAGCCCGGTGCATACATTGAACGTCTTTGGTGCGAAGATAAAAATAGACCAAGATGTGGAATTCATGGGCTTGTTGAATAACTTAGCGAACGACATAACAAACGGCGGGAACCTTGTAGCCGGTGCCTTTAAGCATGCCGCCGGTAGGCTCGAAAAGCACGTGGTGAATGTCCTGCAACACGTTGGAAACATGATTCACCCAGCGGTTGGCGCGGTAGCTGGCGGGATTTGGAACGTGATTAAAGCATTTTTCGGAAGGATTTTCGGTAGACGCCGTCGATTGAGGGACCTTCTGGAGAAACGTAGGGCATCAAAAGGAAAGCGAATTGTTACCCCTTGGTCAGAGGACCCTACGGTGAACCCTGAGGAGTTTCAAATACTTTCCGCCCAAACTGTAGGCCGGGCTGCATCGCAACCTGTGTTATCGACTGTGCAAATCCAAAGCGGTCAGAATCTACTAATAGCGTCCCAATCATTACAGCTTGCGGCCGATACGCTCTTATCTGCTGTATCCCATAGAAACTTCGCTTCCTCAGATGCCTTGCGGGCGTCATGAAGGCCTTAGGAGGTGCTGAGTAAGTGAACAACACTAGTGCTTACTTACTGCGCGTTCAATCAGCGTCTGACGCTTCTGATAAGGTCGCTTACACGAACATCCCGGCGACTGAATCACTTACATTTGCCGATTCCTCCGTAAAACTCGGGGGGACAATAATTAATGATGCCCCAATCTCGGCTATACAGTACAGCGTTGATGTTAATGGGTTACTTATTGATGGCAGTATCACAGCTGGGCAGCTGGCCGTTGCACCTGGAAACCTTAAGGCCGCTCTGGACATTGGGCCTTGTGACGTCCTGAGTCTATACAGGGCTGGCACCCGGGTTGGTGAAGATACGACTAAGTTATACGCTAGGTGGGCTGGTATTGCGTCTGTCACGCAAAACACGAACGAGTACACGGGAGAAGAACAAGAAATCAGGGTTTTATCTTTGCTTGATGGGTTGAGGTATTTTGACCTTGGGCAGAACCAGCTCGTTGATGCCGGAGTGGACTTTAGGACGATAATCAATGATGCTATCGGGAATAACACTCTAAACGGCGGAAAGCTCTTCTATGGGATTTCCGTTCAGGCTGCTGATTCGGGTGTGAGTAGTAGCGGCCCAATCAATCCGGGCTCTGGTTCACTGTTTGCCTTACTCGAGGTGTTAAGGAAGGCCGGCTCTACTAGCACCGTTCCACTTGTTGTTGGTGTTGATGGGTCTAAGACGTTGAGGATTGAGGCTAAATCAACAACCAAGATGACACCATTGATTGAAACTAACTCAGGTGACGCGAGTACTGACAGTAGTCCCGTCACAGTTCAGTTCGAACCCGTTAGCTCTAGCGACGTTGTAGAGTCCGTTAGATGGGCTATTGCGGACGGTAACTACGGCTGGATTCCGTTCATTTTGCCCGTCCCTGTCGGCACTTCTACCGACCCGACCTTTACTGATTTACGTACTCCTGACGTGAAAAGTCATACGAGTTCTAGCGGGAGCACCACCTACGGCGGGCGGACCGTTACCCTGGCTGTACCTGACCAGCAGGTTGTGATTAATCCTCTGTTCGACGCTAATACGCAGAAATCAGGTATCGTCGGTAGTGACTACTCTGCCGAGGGCACTCTAGTCATGAACACGTCGAGGCGCTCCGGTGGTGAAAGTGAGCCCTATAACAGCGAAGGCGTCCAGGCCGATGGGTCATGGGATGACGATGGAATTTTTTTAAAGACGAACTCAACCGTAGCCGCTAGCGAGAGCTTATACGTACCTGGCGGAACTCATACGGGGGGTACTCAGTTCGTTATCAAATCGCCCCATACAGCTCTGCCCTCAGGGGCCGTGCTCGTGTTTAACGACTCAGCAACTGCAAGCAGCGACCGGGGTGCTGGTATCTTTATAGTGACGGCCGCTGCTGC